TTACATAAATTTCTCGATCAAATAAATAATCAACGGTACAAAAATCCCCGCTGCTACCAAAGAAATCAATGCATAGTTTATGTGAGTTAAATTATCAATTCGATGTTCATTTTCAATGGACTTGGCCAAAGCTTTATCAGCTTTTTCATTTAAGTCTGCTTGGTCGCTTAGCTGTTGCTTAATGGAAGAAATATCTTCTTTAATTCCAATTAACATCTCAGTCATGTTAATTTCGTCAGGAACTGCCGTCATTATTTACCACCAGCCTTTACCGCAAAGATAAACTTAACTTTGTCTTTATTAGCTGTATAGTACCCTGTTGGTGTAGAGAGCCGATAAATTTTACCATATTTAATTGGTGTAGCGTAAAATCGACTTCCTTTAATTAACCGTGTATGACGTTTAGATTTGAATTGAACGTCGTTAAATTGGTGAATCACACTTTGTGTTGCTTCGTATAGGCCTGGTGTTTGGTAATATTCCGGTTTAACAGGCTTTATAACTATCCCGCTTCCGGACAGTGAACCATCAAAATCTAAACTAGCGTCAACCTTTAATTCATTATAGTTATCAGTATATTGCCAAGCATTCACATTATCAATTCCCGGTTGACTAACACCATACGCTGCTACCCAAATATGCTTATCAATAAGTTCAGCTCGATCAATTCGCTTTTCAGCAAACCATGAACCGGATCCATAAGTAATAACGTTGGTAAAACCGTTGGCTTTTAACTCCTTTAAAAAGACATTTACTTCGGCTGTGGTCTTCCAAGGAAGGTCTTGTGCTTCCACATCTAGGGCCAAGACTGTGGATTTATCCAACCCAAAGCTTTTTACCCAAGCTAAGAAATACTTAGCTTCTGATGAACCATGACCATGAAAGAAATGATAAACACTCACAGTACCAAATACTTTGAATCCGTTAGCCACTTGTTCTCTAGCTTTAGGGTTAATGTATCCAGTGCCTTCCGTCAATTTAACCACTATGGAATCAATTCCATGACTTTTTAAAGATTTCATATAGGCCTCAGAACTGCCCTGATAAGCAGATAAATCAGCAACCTTTTTTGTCATTTTCGTCACTTCCTATTTTTGTTCAGATGTTTGGGGCTCTTTAAATACTTCTGGATCATCATCAACTGGGGCTATTGGTGTCGTAACTGATGTTTGATTATTACTCGTAGGAGCGGGAGTTACAGGTGCCTTATGATTATCACCTTTAATAGTGTGTTTGTAATACTGATAAGCTTGCTCTGCTAATCCTTCAATTGTTTCTACCTTAAAATTAAAGCCGGACTCTTTTAAGCCAGAATCAACAAATTGATTGACCACTTTTTTGCGATCTGAGTCACTTAAAGCGGGCATACTTGCCACAACGGGAACAAAAGCATTCGCTAATTTCAAGCCCAATTCCATGCCCTGTTTAATATGAACATTTTTTTCAGTTTTGATTTTAACTTCAATTAGTGGCTTAACCAATTTATAAGTTGCTGGAATAACTGCAATTAAAAAAGCAACCAGTCCGGTTGCTTTAAGAGAATTAAAAATATCGACAATTTGTGTGTACATAAAATTACCTCCATAAATTTTAAGTAAAATAAATACGCCTTACTTTTTGTAAAAGCGTATTTATTAAGACTGAGTGGAATTGAAATCTTCACCAGAAATTTCTTTAAATTGTTCAACGGTTAAAGCATAGGAATTTTTACCTGTTGGATCAGTAACTCCCCGTAAATCCGTAATATTCATTGTGTGCCAATCCTGATAAGCCCATTTAAAAATTTGATATAACATATATAATTACCTCCATTTAATATCTAATTAATTAGTTGTTGAACTTGGTGTTGATTCAGGTGCTGGAGTAGTATTTGTTGAATTTGCTGCTGAAGTACTAGATGAAGTATTCTGCTTTGCTAAGGCTGTTACCGATGCCAAAGCCTGTTGAACTTCACTCGCTAAAGACGATTGGCTTTGAGCTAAAGCTGTCAAAGCTGCCGCACTTTGTGTCCCACTTTCAGTCATTCCTTGAATTTGAGCCTGAGAATTTTGCACTGTCGTCTGTAGCTTAGTAAAATCCTGATTTAACGTGTTTAGCGAAATGTCAGGCAAGTTTCCCGGATTGAGTAATTTTTGATTAGTTGAATCATATCTAAACTTATCTGGGTATTGAGCAAACTGATTAATCCATGAATCTAAGACGAACACCCTTGTATAACCATCGGTCTCGACTTTTTTATAATCAGTAACAAAACCATTTGAATCAAACGTAACATAAATAAACATATTTAATCGTCCTTTCTAAATTAACTCCGTTTTCTTGTCAATTAATCCTTGTAGATAGTCGAGATCCAAGTTAGATAAGTTCCCCAGAGCTGTGACTTCTTGCGAACCATCACTCTTGAATACGTACATCCATCATTAGCGAGTGAAGTATTGAATCGAGGTAGTCGGAACATCATCTACTCGTAAACCATCTGCTGGCTCAAGTATGGGTATGATTTCCTTATCTGGAAATTGGTTATCTAAATCTGGTTTTACATAATAAATTGGCGTGGTGGTTCCTCCTTAAACTAACGCATCGTAGCAAATAAAACATTGACTATATTCCCATCCAGAACTAGGTGTTTTTGCACACTCTGCTGACATAGAAGAAACATATGGAGAATTACCTCTACAATATATTTTTATTTTGTTGTTAGCTATCGACACGTCAGCGGAATTGATGCCCGATGTAATAGTGCGTAGATTAAAGGAATTATAGTTAGGAAAGGATATGTTTTTAACGATACTACTGAAATTAATATAAGCTATTTCTATTCTTCCATTAACATCAGGATTAAATATAACAAACGAAAAATAGATAAACTTTTTTTCTTCATCAATTTTGTATAAAACGTTAGAATTGTCACCTGCTTTTCCAAAGCTATCCCCATCTGCTGAAATAGTAACATATTGATTATCTAGCTGACGCCAAGCACTTGCTTCAACGCTTTTCAAATCGTCGCTAGTAGCGACTGAAACACCTCCTGACTGCAAACCTGCTGTAAAGTTTGCTAATTTATCTGTTGTAACCACATTACTTGTAGCGGTATTAACAGCATTTGTAACATCCGTTGTGGTTGCCACGTCAATTCCAGACTTTTGAAGTTTTCCCATAAAGTTGGTATCTTGACCTGTTCGTGCTAAGTCAGACGGTAAACTGCTTGCTAGTAATAACGGATTATTGTTAACAGTTGGAACGGTGTCAAAGTTATTAGCACCAGATAGGTGGGCTACTTTGGAATCGTCAGCTAAGGATTTATAAGCCACAACTCCTTGCAATGCAGTGACCGTATATGCAATTCCGTCCTCATCAACCAACGTCCCACCACCGACATTGTGCCCAGCGGATCCATACCAAGTAATATGGATAAATCCTCGTAATGGTTTAATGCTGGGACTATTGATTACGTCAGTTGAACAATACAATGTATAGAATCCAATAGTTAAATTACTGATAGCATTCGATAGATCACCCGAAGCGACATTCACTAGAACACTCCCATCATCATTGGTAATTTTTTGCTTTTGCCAATTTGATGTATCTGTACTGTGAACAACTTTACTATCATCAGCAGGTGTGTAGGCAATTTTATCTTGCTTAGCGTTAACCTCTTCAATTCCCGCTACATCACTAGCTGGTTTACGCATATCAGTAACATTAACTTTAGTGTTTAAAGCATTGTTCATATCAGCCACTTTTACATAATCAGCTAAATCAGGCGTAATGCTTCCCATGTTTTGCCATGAATCATCTATCCAAATATATAAGTCCGTTCCGACTAAGTAACCATCACCCTGGTTGTTACCCGTTGTGGGTAAATTTTCCTCTTTATCAGCTTTCCCCCTAACAACCAAACCATTTCCTTGTTTTCCTTGTGGGCCAACTGGTCCAATTGGCCCTTGGCTACCAGTGTCACCTCGGCTGGAAACGAAATTAATTTCATTAGTTGTTCCGTCATCGTAGGTAAAAATAATTTTAGTCCACAGATAGGGAAGCTGATCGGTTGTCGCCAAAATAGTATCTGACCAGCCCCCTGTGGGAACTGTAACTGGTGAATCACTTAACTGATACTGATTGTTGGCAGACTTAATACCATTGCCAGGGTTACCTTGGTCACCCTTATGCACATTTTGAACTGCATTCTCCATTTGGCTACTTAGATCATCAAATTGTTGCTGAAAATCATTCAAACTGATTGTCGGAATTACTTCACCAGTATCACTCATTAAGTTATCTTCAATGGAAAATCCTAACGTTCCATCACTTGGGAAAATAGCCTGCGTACCATCATTCATAGTAACCCAAACTTCAATATCATAATCATCTGGAACCAATGTGTTCATGATATCCTGATTAATTGGAAAGCTTAGTGTTCCACCAAGCGGACTAGTTACAGTGGTTAAATCAATAGTTTCTTGCATGATATATCCATCGTCATTAGCTATTTTTACCAGAATTGACTTAGCATTAGTTAAATCAAAGGCCACCCCGTCGGCCGTGAGTGCCAGATTAAAAGCAGTGGTTGTATCTAAATATTTAACCACATCATTATCATCTGTGAATGCGAGTTCCTTGCTCATTATTTTTCGCCTTCTTTTTAAGCTGATTATTTTCAATTTTTAATAACGCAATTTGTTGATTTTTTGCTGCCATATCTTGACTGTACTCATTAACTAATTGGTTAATTAAATCCTGCGCATTAATGTTACTCATCAAATCACCTTACATCTTCAATTTCTTTTTAATCCCATTAATTTCATCAAGTAAATTGGTCCCATGTGAAATGACGTCGCCAGCATGAAGATCAATCGTCGTACCAGCTTCATTGTGGAAATAAATATCAGTTCCAATAGTAGAAGATATTGAGGGGTTACCATCATTAGTAGCGCCACACTTAATTTTTTCCGCTAAATAGGTCCATGCATTTTCACTACCAATATGAGTATTGTTGCCGCCATATGCTTGAAAAGTTTGTCCTTCAATGATTGAGGATCCAACGTTAATTGAATCAACATCCAAGCCACCACGAATTTGAGTGTACCCATTACTATTTCCAGATACAAATTGAAGATATTTACCATTACTAATGGCACAAAAACCGTTTGTGTCTAATGTGATCCTTCCATTATTACCATCTTCCTCAATTGATGCCCCTGTAATTGTTGAAGTTGCATCAATTTTCGCAGCTTTAATGATTGATGAATCAACTTCCACAGAGTTCAAATATCCGGCTTCAATGGTTCCTAAATCAGCAGATAACGCTGAAAGCTGTCCAACTGACAAAGCTGTTTGAGACATTTTGGTCTTAACCCAATCAGATCCATCATAAGTATACATTTCACTAGTTATATGATTACTATCTTGAACATACCAAATATCACCTTCATCATGGGTTTTCCCATCATCAAATGGTTCTTGAGATGAAACAGTGATTTTCCCATCCAACGATGTTTTAACCTTGCCCGCTTCATCAGCCGCAGAGTTAGCGGCACTTTTGGCATCGTCAGAAGCCTGCTGGGCAAGCTTAGCATTTTCATCAATATTTAAAGTTCCCGTTGCAATAATCAATCGTTATCACCATCCTCAACTTCTGTCCCTTCGCCAGTTGACTCATCACCATCTTCATCACTATCCGAACTTGCATCCGAATCATCCGCATTATCATTTCCAGCAATTACTGGTTGTTCAGCTTCATCATTTTCACCTTCATCTTGTTCAGGATATTCAACAACTAAGTCTTTAGAATCATCACGGATTTTAAGTGGAGCCGTATATAATGCGCTATGAGCAATAGACACAGTGTGTGCATCATCCCTATATTCAGAAACGTTAAAGCCAACAATTAACCTAGAATTATTAACATCTTCATATATGCCCTCCGGTTCCAAATGACCGCCATTTTCCAACGGAACTGTTAACTTAATATCCTGCATTGGTTCCACCACATAATCAAATACCATTGACTGTGTAATTAAGTTAATACACATAACATGTTTGTCATCAGCATTGTTAACATCACCATCTGTAAAAAAAGCAAATGGATAGCTAATCCCATTCGCCTGAAGAGTATTATAAGCGCCATTATTAGTGGTTCCAGCTGGTAATGGCTTCCATTTAAAATCTTGCAATTTAAATTCAATGATTGGTTTGAAGTTTCCTGTCTGTAAATCGCTTATCTGACAAACATACACTTTCCCACTCGTCGTGCTTCCCAGCCATAGATTATTTTTCAAATCAACTGCAACTCGAAAATATTGTTTTACTTGGCACCACTTGGTTATATTACTAGCACTTGTATTGGCTTGGTATGCCATTGTTACCAAATAATATTTCCCATCAATTGGATCTTTTATTTCTGTATAAATCGTATTGGAACTTTCATCATAGCCAAACGATCCGCAATGGCCACCTCCAGTTACAAACATCATGCTTTGTAATGTTCCATCGGCATTCCATTTAATAAACTCACAATCAGAATGGCTTTTGTCTTTAGTGTAGTGATAACTAGACAACACTGAACCATCACTCAATAAATATGAAAATTGTAAGGCCCCAATATGCTGATCACCGTTAAAATCTTTGTTGGCGGCATCCTTAGTTTCCCAAAGCTTCTGCCAAGAGCCGTCAGCTGAACTACTGGTATCAATCCACATTTCAGCTTGATTTTTAACGTAAGTATCATCAATTGTAACTAATAAGGTGCCGACAAAGGGTGGTTCAATCGTAACCTGATAACCATCTTTTGCATGGTCAGCTTCCCACCCAATATCACGGGTACCGTCCATATTAATTTTTTGCCAATTAAAAGCTTGTGGTGACAGATAAGAAGTCACATTTTCGCCTTCAATAAACAATCTCGCAATCACCCGTTTGGAAGTATCCGTGTTATACCAAGTCGAGCCCAACGGCGTAATCAAACTGACTGTGGCTGCATTGGCATTTTCTCGGGCATCTTCAAATAGTTTCTTAACATGGTCATTCCAACGCTGTTCCATATTACGGATAAACGCCGGCGTAATTACTTTAACTGTACTGAACTCACCTAATACAACTTTATTTTGACTTGGGTCACTTTCTGAGGTAGTTTGCTGAATGACTCTTGCCTCCGTGGTTAAAATCGGGTTCATAGATAAATCAATCACCTTAATAGTATCGCCCAAGTTAGCTTGAAAATCTTGAGTAACCTCCACGGCATAGTTAATTCGTGGATGATTGTACAATCTTAATTCCCGCAATCCCCAATCAAGTAATGCTTTAGGTTCAGTAATAGTGTCACTAGTAATCGTTCCTTCCAGCCAGGTGTTCTGATCAGTGTTATAAAGAGAATTTGCTGAAACGTCAGTAATATAATTCTTGCCGTTATTAACCGAGGCAATTGAAGCATTATTTGCGCCCACAATGTAAAGCTTGGTTACTAAATTAGTATCAACTGTTTCTCGTTGGACAGATAACATGTTTTGACCATAAGTGATTGATTTCCCCTCATTTTCACCTAATTGATCAGCTAATTCTAAAATTAGATCAGTCAAAATACCGTTGGAGTCAATATGACAATAGGCATCGGCTTCTGCATCGTAAGTTGATAAGACTGTCTGCAAGGCTGCTTGACTAGAAGCCGTACCATCAAAGTTAATATCAGCAAACAAGCCCGAAGAACAATTATTTTGTAAATCCCAACCAGTATCAGCCATAATCCACTGCATAGCTTGATCTAATTTACAATCTTTAATTTCTTTTTGTGGTGGAATGGTCTTATTTAGTTTATAGATTGCTAGGTTAATAGCATCCACCGTTACTAAATGAGCTCCGCTAGTTGCATCAATGTTTTCATCAACCTGATAAATTCGATAAATACGCCAATGATTATGCACATCATCATACACTGCAACACTATTACCAACCGTTAAATATTGAGCCGCAGGGGCACTTTGCAGCATGGTTAGCCCCGTTAATGTATCGTTCCAACTTTTGGAGTTAGCATTCGGATCCGTACTATTAAAAGTGCTAACGCCAGTAATGCCATCATCTGAATTACTATTATCATCAGCAATTTGGCGTTCAACTACCTCACCCCAAAACGGGTTGGCATCTGAATTAGTCGATAACGTGGCAACTCGCTTTAATTTTTTATCCAGGATAATATACAAATCTCTAACCTCCTTAATATATGTATGAAAAAAGTAGTCGCTTTCGTGACTACTTAATTGCTGGTCGATATTCAATTGTTACATCGGCATTTTTAGGATCCGGGACAAAGTGTAAAGCTTGTGGAACCCCACCGGTTAATTTAGGGAAGGTCGATAACCATGAAACGTATTTATCGGCCGGCTTTCCATCAATAGTAACTTTATTGTTGGCCGTATCAATAATAATTTCTTGACCAGCCTTGGCAATAATATGTGGTGTATCATCCGGATCAGTAGAGCCATCACTGCGCCATTCTTCATAATTGGTTAAAGCTTCATAATCCGACTTATACGCCACCACTGGATTAACCAAGTCCTCTTTAATATCATGTTTGCCAAAGAAAACGCCTAAATTTGCCAAGGCGAAGCCAAACTTACCAGATTTATCCAACTTTGCCTTATGCATGTGAGTTTTATGGGTATTATTAACACTATATGGTTCACCAGTTTTAGGATCCCACTGGTTAATTTCTGCTACCCAATTGTCGTAAACTTTACCAGACTTATCCGATTTTTTCTGTCGTTCAAGAATAAATTCACCATAAAAGTTCGAGTAAGCATCCTTATTCATGTACGAAGTTTCAGTTACATATTCCTTTTCCTTTTTCTTCTTTGTCGTAGCTTTGGGGGCTGATGTCTTTTTGCCTCCTTTACTACTACTTTTCTTACCACCCTTTTTTGCTTTTACAACTCGTTTCTTTTTAGTCTTAGTCTTTTTACGAGTTTTTCGTTTCTTTCGCGCAAAGAATTGTAGATTCATTTATATCACTTCTTCTTTTTGGCTGTCTTCTTCTTAACGGTGACCGTTTTGGTGTAGGCAACTTTAACATGCTTGGTAGCCTCATTTTGTTTCTGCTGACCATTACCTTCATCAAACAACAATGTCAAATAGCTATCAGAATTACTGCTATCGAAATTATTGCCTAATTGAATAAACGCCCGTGGATACCGTCCCATTGAGTAATCTTCAATTCCCATCCGACCACAAACATTACCATTATTATCCAATAAATAAGCTTCAATCTTTCCCATTGCCCGCTCATTTTTCATTCGTTTAACATGATGCAAACGCACCGAAACTTTCCAATAGGGAGTAATTTTCGGTAGACCATTATGCATAACCGCTGGTCCGTAAAAATTCTTGTGTTTCCCACGAGATCCCCATTCGTAATGATCATCTTTATCTTTAGCCACCATAATTGAAGTACCAGTGGCTGCTGAGTTTCCATCTATATCGCCTTTATAAATTGGAAAGGCTTGCGTATTTTCACTACATTGAATCCACGTAGCTAACGAGTTGCAGGGATCGTCAACCTGTTGAGTTTGGGATTGTCCCATGACTGTAATGTTGCCATCACTATCCGTAGCCGTATCACCATCATCAACGTTATATCCAACCGCCACATAATCATCATTTGTTTCATAACCCACATAATAAAGATCGGTTTTCGGAATAATATGAATAATTGGATCAACTTCCGTATTTCCTTCAGGAATAATTTGTTGATCATTATCTGTAATTTTTATTTCTTTTTGTGGTAGAAATCCACGTGGATCCGCCAACATGAAGACTAACGTAGTTTGAAAGTCCTGGACACCTTCATTAATAAACGTTGGTGTTGGAATGCTCGTAAAGTGTCCATAATAAGTTACATCTGGATCGTCATTAAACCTCAGCGGATATTCAGTATCCGCATCACTACTGTTATTAACTAAAACATTAGTCAACGTTTTAATGCGTTCGTTATATTCATCACGAGTGGTACAGAAACAAGTAATTGGAATGTCAAATTCCTTTTCACCGTAGTCTGTTCCTAAGTAAACACCACCATAACGTTTAGGAACATCTTGAAACGACTCAGTAATGCTAGGTGCTAACGGTTTCGATACATGATTCAAAAAGATTCCTAAATCATCTTGTGAATTAAAGCCATCATTTCCGTTTTCATCAAACGCAAAATCAAATGTGTTTACATCATAATTATCTGCTCCTACATC